AGTGTTCATTCGTATGTGTTTGATGACTTGGAAGAGGGTCAGGCATATCAGTTCTTTGCTTTCTTAAACAAACAGTTTAATGAAGTCGGTTGGTTTTATTGTTCTTCTGGAACAACCTCAATTGATCGATATGTCACTTATAACTACGTTGAACAATCATGGGCCATTGGACAACTAGAAAGAACAGCCTGGTTAGATGAAGGTATTGTTGCCTTCCCAAGAGCCGCTGGCAAATCAAACTCTACTCCTTATCTTTATCAGCATGAGACAGGTAATGATGATGATGGATCTCCAATGGACAACGTGTTCATCGAGTCTGCTGACTTCGATATAGGTGATGGAGAAGAGTTTCAGTTTATTAAGCGCATGATTCCTGATGTTAAATTCACAGGTAGCGGAGGCACTGGGCAACAGATCAATGTTGTTTTAAAAGAACGAAACTATCCTGGTGATTCTTTATCAACAGATCAAACCACAAGCTTTACTGCATCTACTACCAAAATAGACATGAGAGCTAGAGCTCGACAAGCTGTGGTTAGATTTGAATCAGATGATGATGCTACCGTTGGTGTAAGACAAGGAGTTGGATTTAGAGTTGGTGGCACTCGACTTGATATCAGGCCGAATGGTAGAAGATGAGCAAGCTTTTACAGGGCAGATTACCATTTGAAACAGATCAGGTTGTTGCTGCTGGCACATACAATAAGACAGTAAGGCTTCTTGAATTAAGCCTTGATGCGTTTGATCCAGACAAAACGCCTCAGTTTACTGCATCAGAATTAGATGAACTTAAATTCCAAGCTGGTGATATCATATGGAATAGTTCAATTGGCAACCTACAGGTTTGGAGTGGGACTGCATGGATTTATATTACTGACCCAGAGACATCTGGGTTAAGTGGGACTGGGCAGGTAGGCACGGTTCAGGTAATTACAAATGGTTCAATAGTGGTGAGTTTATGACGAAGTTATGTGCAAGAGGTAAAGCAGCAGCTAAACGTAAATTTGATGTATACCCAAGTGCTTATGCAAATGCTTACGCAAGTAAGATTTGTGCAGGAAAGATCAAAGATCCTTCTGGCGTAAAGCGTAAAGACTTTAAAGGGCCAAAACCAAAATCCCTCAAGGGCGGTGGTTTTGTTGCTAAACGGGCCAGGATTATAGGTCTGACATGAGTCTAAAAGAATGGTTTGGTAAAGGATCAAAAGGCGATTGGGTTGATATAGGAGCGCCTAAGAAAGATGGCAAGTTTCAAGCGTGTGGCAGATCTTCAACCAAAGGTTCTAAAAGGAAATACCCTAAGTGTGTGCCTCGATCAAAAGCTAAATCCATGACAGCATCTGAACGCACAAGTGCAGTAAAAAGAAAAAGGTCAAAAGCTCAAGGAGTAGGTGGCAAGCCTACTAATGTAAAGACTTTTGCCAAAAATGGCGGCTTAATTAGTAAAAGAAATCATCGAGGGTGTGGCGCTGTAATGCCAGATCGGAGAAAAAAGACAAGGTATAGCTGATGTTTAGACGTTATGCACAAGAATTTAATGGCGGTGGAGCAGTTCGTAAGCGCGATAAGATGCCAAAGCGCAATAAAAAGAACTTTCGACCTACCGAGCAAGGCGCTGGCATGACAGAAGCTGGAGTCGCAGCATACCGAAGAAAAAACCCTGGTAGCAAGCTACAGACAGCTGTGACTGGTAAAGTTAAGAAAGGCAGTAAAGATGCTAAGAGAAGAAAATCTTTTTGCGCAAGATCAGCAGGCCAGATGAAGAAGTTTCCTAAAGCTGCTAAAGATCCTAATTCTAGGTTACGACAGGCTAGAAGACGTTGGAAGTGTTAGGTTATTTCAATATACTAAAAGTTATTTTTCCTAATTTATAGGGTGGAATATTTGTAATGGGTAAGTACCAAGACGAATTGAGACTTGACATACAGGAAAGTCAAAAAGCGCAAAGAGATGTAACCAGAAGAGCTTTAGAAGAGTTTGAGCGAACTGGTGGCTTTACTCGACCTCCCGCATTACGAGATGTTCTCCCAGGTATTAAAGAAAACCCAACAGGCTTTCTTCCTCAAGGGCAAAGATCAAGCATTCAGATGATGAATTACCAAGGGATGCCTGGGCAAATGTATGCAAATGCTCCTGATGTAGCGCCTGGTACAAAATTCGGAACTGATTTATATCCACCCCCACCTCCTTATCAACCTCCAGTAGTTGTTACACCTCCACCAGATGACCCAGGAGAAACTATACCTCCTGATGATGTTGGCGGGATGGACCCAGATTTTGATGAACTAGAAATAATTAACGCATCAAGAAAAGAACAAGGGCTTCCTCCATTTAAAACAATGGATGATTTTTATGATTACATTGCAGACATAAACGAAGGTGGTCCTGCTGGAAATTTGCCTTTTATGAGTGAAGGTGGCGTTATGTCATTGCCTCAAGGATTTGCTGGTGGAGGAGGCGCTGGAGGTGTAGGCAAATCAGAAGAAAAAAGACAACAGGAGGAAGTTGAAGAACAAATTGGCAGAAATCTTTTTGGAGGCATAGGAAATTTATTTAGAAATATTGGTATAGGCAGAGCAGGAAGAATGCAGCGCAGAGCTGATAGAAGAGCGATGCGACAACAGCGCAGGGCTGATAGAAGAGCGATGCGATCTAATCAACCTATGGTTATGCCTTCCTCTGGCCAACCTCAACCGCCAAGTTCTGCCCCTGCACAACAAGAGCCAATTGGAAGAAAGCAGCGCAGGGCTAATCGAAGACAAAAAATTAAAAATATATTTAATGTTTTTCCTGATGCAAAGCAGGAAATCCTTGATCAAATAATTCCAAACGAATCTAACAGCGAATTAATTAGGCAGGCTAAAAGATACGCGCCATATATTGGAGCTCCATATCAATCTGCGGTTAGAGATATAAGATCCCTCATTAGAAGACAAAGATTTGGAGCTGGACCAAGTGGACAACCAGGAACAATAAAAAGTGCAGGTCCGACCATAGATTTTGGTCGTTATGCTGATGGCGGGATTGCGCAGTTACCTGTAGAAATGAGTTTCGGTGGCGTAATGCAAGGCATAGGTAAAGGTCTTGGCGCTCTTTCAGAAGGCATGAATTCAGGAAGTTCTTCTGGTTTTGATGATGTTAATGAAGAAGACATTGAAAACATGACAAGAGAAGAACTGATTGAATACATAAAGTCCGGTAAAGCAAAGAAAAAAGGAAGCGGTCTTGGGGCTGATTTAAGAACCATTGGCTCTGGTATAAAAGATATTTTTGCAGGGGGCGCTGGAGCGCCAACTGCCGCAGCTGACGGTGGACTGATGTACCTTGCTCAAGGAGATATGGTTGAAGATTTTCCTAGAGTAAACGGGCCTATCTCTGGGCCAGGAACAGAAACATCTGATGATATACCAGCCATGCTAAGTGATGGTGAGTTTGTCGTTAACGCAAAAGCAGTTAGAGGTATTGGTAAATTAAAAGGCGCTAATAAAAGCAAAGCTGACCAAAGGCGGGAAGGCGCAAGAATGATGTACGCATTGCAACGTGCTGGTGAACAGGCAATTAGGAGAGCGTAATGGGTATTTTTGATAGTGGAACTGAATATTATGACGCTAGTATGCCGTCAGTTTCCCCTCAGTTTGGGTCAACTTATTCTGACCCAGCTATGGAAATGGCTACACGCAACATTCTTGCAAGCTATTTTGGAACAGGACCAGATGATCCCGGCCTCATTGGCAGGCCAATACCCGTTCCTTTACAGCAAGTCGCAGGTCTTTCTCCTCAAGAGATTCAAGCAAGAAACTTAGCGCAAGGATTAGGTGGGTTTGGGCAACAACTAGCAGAAGCTCAAGACTTTTATCGTCAGGGAGCAAAAGCTTTTGATCCATCGACAGCAGGGCTGTTTGGCGATCCAAGAGCAAGAGCGTTGTATGAACAGAGTTTAGGTGCTTATGACCCAAGAACTGGCCAACAGTTCATGGATCAAGAAGGCAGGCAAATGATGCGTGGCGCAGCTCGTGATATACAAGGCGCACAAGCTGGCATTGGTAGAGAAGTCGCTGGCGCTCAACGTGACATGCAAAGATTTGGTTCTCGCGCAGGAAGAGAAGCTAGAATGGGTCAAAGAGGAATTCTTGGCGCAGCTAGAGGAATATCAGGTCAAGTTGGTGGTGCGCAGGCTGGTGCTGGAGAAGCGACTCAAAGAGCGCGAGCGCAAACTGCTGCGGCAGGAAGAGATTTAAGAAGCGCGGGACAGATGGGAAGAGGCACTGCTCTTCAAGGCATTGCGCAGCTAGCAGGGACGGGAAGAGAATACGACCCATCTGCTGCAAGCAGATATATGGACCCCTTCAACCGAGATGTTATCGAGGCGCAACAAGCTGAGATTGCGAGGCTAGGAGAGCAACAAAAACGTGATGCTCGATCTCAACAGGTTGCAGCTGGTGCATTTGGTGGTTCAAGAGGCGCTATTCAGGAAGCTGAGATAGGTAGAAACGTATTACAGCAACAAGCCAAAACTGGTGCTGAATTAAGATCGCAAGGATTTCAGCAAGCACAACAGCAAGCACAACAAGCATTTGAGCAGGCGCAAGCAAGAAGACAACAAGCTGCTCAATTAACTGGATCACTAGGACAGGCTGGCGCGCAGACTGGTATATCTGCTGCGGGTCAAGCTGGACAGTTAGGACTGAGCGCAGAGCAATTAGCTCAACGAGGCGCGCTCGAGGGAGGACAGCTTGGTCTATCTGGACAACAAGCTATGGGTGATCTTGCCCAACGAGCAGCACAAATGGGAATGTCTGCTCAAGAATTACAAGCCCAACTTGCTCAACAGCGAGGCGCTATGGGAATGCAAGCCCAACAAGGTATTGGCGCTTTAGCTGGGCAAAGAGCAGGCATAGGCCAGAACATGGCTAATCAGTTCATGCAAGCGCAACAACTTGGGGCCAATGTATTCGGTGATCGAATGGGTCGTATGCAAAGCGCAGCACAAGGCATGGGCGCGCTTACTGGACAGCAGTTTGGTCAAGCTCTTGATGCGTTTGGTCAAAGTGGCTCCGCTGCTAGAGCAGGCGCGGCAGGTATAGCTGGACTTGGCCAACAGGGATACAACATGCTGACAGGCCAGATAGGCACGTTAGCAGGATTGGGCCAGACCGGAAGAGGCATACAGCAAGCAGGACTTGATGCTCAATACAGGGCTGCTACCCAAATGGCTGATGAGCCGTTCATGAGATTGCAAAGAGGACAACAACTTCTTGGCGGGGCTGCTCCATTCATGCCTCAATACACAAGTGGTTTTGGTATTGGCCAACAGGCAATTGGAGCAAATCAAACTCCAAGTGATTTTGCAAAAGCAAGTCAGGTAGCCAGCACCGCAGCGAGTTTGTTCGCTCTCTCTGATGCCAGACTTAAAAAGAACATCAGGAAGATTGATGATGTAGAACCTGGTATCGGTTGGTATACATGGGATTGGAATGACAAGGCTGAAGAGATTGGCGTAACCAATCTACCGACTGAGGGTGTAATTGCGCAGGAAGTTAAAGAAGTTGATCCAAGCGCCGTCATGCTGGATGAAGATGGATACTATCGAGTAAATTACTCTAAGATTTATTACAAGCGTGAAGCAGTCTAAAAAAGAAAAGAAAGTAGGAAAGGTAATGAGAGAGTTCAAAAGTGGAACTCTTAAATCTGGTGGCTCTGGAAAGAAAGTAACCAATCCTAAACAAGCCATAGCCATAGCTCTATCAGAAGCTAACGCGATGAACCAAGGAGGCATGATGCAGAATCCAGTTATGCAGAGACCAATGTTCCAAACCCCTATGCAAAGACAAGGGCTTGGAATCATGGCTGGTGTTGCTCCTGTTCGAGGATACGAAGAGGGTGGTGAAGTAGAAGATGAATTAACATTCATGGACTATGCAAGAGTTGCTCCTGAAATATTAGGAGAAATGATTGTTGGCGAAGATGACACCATGGATGACTTCTTTTCTTTAGAAAAAACAGAGGAAGGTTCTGGTTTAAATCTTAGAGATATAACTGATTTTTTTATTGTTGACCCGGATGATCCTGAAGATGTAGCAATAGCCACCGCGACAGCAGGACTCATGGCTACAGGTGTAGGCGCTCCTGGTGCAATAGCAGCAAAACTTGGCCGCATGGGGTTCAAAGGAAAGAAAGTTGCAAATGCTGTTGAAAAAGCAATCCGACTTGGTGTTGGAGATACTAAAGGCAAAACATTTGGCAGGGGTCAGATGGCTAGAATTCTTTTGCCTGAAGATGCAGTTGCAGAAGAAGAAGTTTCAGAAGAGGGAATCGCTTCTCTCCCTCAAGTTCAAGAGGCCAAAGAATCTCCTAAAGAAGGGATTGCTTCATTGCCACAGAAATCAGGACGTTTTGGTGAAGGCGAACAAAAGACAAGAAACAATTTGGCTAATGTCAGTAGAGAGCAGCTGGATGCGTATGGCGGTTCACTAACTCAGTACATGAATGAGTGGAATAAAACAGGTAAGCGGCCAACTTCTATTAAGGAAATGGCTGAAGGAGACATGGTTTCTGCTCTTACAGCCGAAGAATTGGATGATATTGGTCTTACCGCAGAAGAGTTTGAAGCTTTAGATAAGCCTGTTAGAGAACAATATCTTGATTTAATTAATGACAGGAGATTGGCAGCTCAAGTTGCATACAACCTTGGGGTTTTACCAGGAGGGGCAGTTGATATTGCCACCGCTATTCCTAGAGGGATTGGTCAGCTTGCAGACGAATTTGCTGGCAGTAGAGTTGGTAGGGTGTTAGGTCTTTCAGAGCCAGGTGAAGAAGTAGAAGAGTTTGATGTGTTTCCTTTAGCTGGATCTGCTTTGGAAGGCATAGAAGAAAACATGCCTGTAACAGAGTCAGACATCATTTCAGCTTTGAAAGAAAAGCCAGAACCTCCAACTGCCCCTGATTCTGCTGTAGATGAAGAAGCTATGGATAACATAGACGTTGCCTCAACAAGTGATGAAGAGCCTGGAAAGTTTAGAAAGTTTTTAGGAAACCTTCAGGACACATTGACTGATCCACGAACCAGATATGCTATAGCCAAGGCTAATCAACCGTCTGAAGGATTCACTCCTAGAAATGCGTTAAGCGATATGATCATAGGAGCTCAAGAATATGATCAACTTCAAGCTCAATCAGACAAAGAAACAGCTTTAGAAAAAAATCTAGTAACTCTAAAAGAATTAATGCCAGAAAAGTCTACTGATGAATTATTGAAAATATTGTTAGACCAAGGGTCTGATGAAGAAAAGCTAATGGTTTCAACTTTACTATCTTTGTTTGACACCGTTTCTAAAACTCCTCAAGGGATGGAAGCTGGTCCTCAAGGAACTTTGGAGATAGTTAGAAACTTAATGGGAGGAACTACAGGTAAATCTCCAATAACACTTGATGCTTCTGGAGAAAGAATTGATTCTCAAACTGGCGAAGAAATTGAAACATGATCACTGTCAATTTATCTGATGGAAGATCTGTTCAAATAGATACAGACGATGAAGATGTTGCCATATCAGCTGCTCAAAAGTTTCTCAAAGACAATCCGCTTATACCAAGAGGCGCAGAACTAGGCGAAGAAGATGTCTCTGCGGTAGGAGATATTGTTAGAGGAATCGGTGCTGGATTAGTTGGTACTGTTGAAGGCATATCCACCTTACCTGTTGAAGCGTATGAAGCCATATCTGGTTCTGAAGAGGGAAGTTCAGAAGAGTTAAGAAAGTTTTTTGCCAAGTACAAACCTGAAACCTCAACGGGTTTGGGAGAGGCCGCTAAGTTTATTACCCAGTTTGCTGTGCCTGGTGGTATTGCCTTGAAGGCAAGTAAAGCAATTAAAGCAAAAAAAGCCATTGAATCAAAAGGTCTTGACGCAACTGATGTAACTTCATTTGCTGCGGCTGATGTTGCTGCGACTACCCCAGATGTAGAAACCCTTGGCGACTTCTTTGAGATTGGGCCAACACAAAGAATTGAAACAGAAGATCTTGCAGGCGCAGAGCTCGCAGCAGCTACTCTTGCAAACAGACTTAAAGTCGCGGCAGAGGGGGCTTCAATTATTCTTGGCGTGCCTGCTATCGCAAGACTAGGAGCCACTGGCTTTGCTAAGGGCGTTGATGCCCTTGGAAAAACCGACATGACTAAGGCTGCTGCTCAAGCAATCAAAGATCCAGACACCCCGTTCTATAATGTGGGCGTTAAACCAGACCTAGAAAACCCTGCTTTCTTTGCTAGAAACTTTGAAAGGCTTAAAAAGCAAGCTAGAAAATACTTAACTGTTCAGGGTGAAATGCCAGATCGTTTTTCAGCACAGTTAAATCAATTAAAAGTTGCTGAAGTTTCTGCTCACAACAACAAAGTAAGGCAGGCTGTGGCTGAACTTGATGAAGCAATGTCATTTGTTAATAAGAATGGTGGGCTTTTTAACAGTCAAGATCAAAGCAGAATATTAAACACAGTAAATGATTATCTATTTGCAGAAGACATTACTAGGGGGCCAAAGGCAGTTAGTAGAGAAACAATTAAAACAAGAGCTGCTAATGAATTAAAAGAAATTGATGACATCATTGGCAAGAACATGCCAAAAAGTTTATTTGGTAAAAGAGATTTAAGTTTATTTAACTCTGCAACAAAGATTAGAAATGAAATCGATGGATTAAGTTCATCAGTTAAAGAAATGATTGATGATCCTTTAATTTCTAATGAAATTAAAAACACTCTTAGTACAACTATCGGAGACAACAAAACCTATTATGGGATTAGATTGTATCGAGCGTTTAAGGATACAAACTATCAGCCCACTGCCGCTCAAACAGACAAAGCCGTTGAAGAGTTAGTTCGTTCTACTCAAGGGTTGCCTCCAGAAAAAGTATTGGATGCAACTAAAGCGAAAGCTATTTTAAATGACATGCTTCAGGGCAGATTCACTAATGCAAACATGACCCCAAATGGGGTGGTTGATAAAGACACCCTAACTGGTATCGCGCAAGGACCACTCAAAGGAAGAAGGCTTGATGACCTTCCTGCTATCAGAGACTTTCTTGGCGAGTACACTGGCGCAAAAGATGTTATTGGTAGAGTCAGACCTGAAATAATAAGAACCAGAGACTTAGCAGAACAGGAGCTTGGTCTTAGAACCAGGATGGTTGAAACAGTTGATGTTCTTTCTAAACAAATAGCAAAGAGCAGTTACTTTAAGAACTTGGTTGATTACAACAATGCGCTTGCTCAACAAGGAAAGAATAGATTTTTATTTGATGAGCTACCTGAAGGCGCAGAGATGGGTCAATACTCAAGGATTGGCGCAGATGGACTTAGTCCACTAGATGAGGTGAGCGTCCAAGCAAAAGAAAAATTTGGACCATTAGCTGGCAAGTATGTAAAGAACGAACACAAAGCAGCGTTTGAAGATATTCCAAAGTACTTCAATCTGGCTGACACGTTTCCTTTGTATGCTACTTTCCTCGGTGTCAAAGGTATGTCTCAGATAGCTAAAACAGTTTTTAGCCCAGTCACACAAATAAGAAACGGAACAACAGCTGGGTTCTTTGCATTAGCTAATGGCAATGTGGGCAACGTAGACTCTCTAGTTGATTCAGTTGCCACTATATTTACCAACATAGGGAATAAGCGTGTAGGTTTTGGTAAAGGCAAAGCAACTAAAGATGATCTTGATAAATACTACAATGAGTTGATTGATCTAGGAGTTATAAACACAAACTCAAAGATTGGTGAGTTTGAATCATTGCTTAATGATGCTGTTGGCGCTACTCAATACATGCCGCAAGTTGCTAGAAAAGGATTTAACTACGCCAGGAATGTGCAAAACACATTGGCGGGTAAGTTATATCAAGGCTCTGATGATGTCTGGAAAACATACAGTTATGAAATGGAGCTTGGTAAATTAAAAAATGCATTTGATGCTAATCCAAATGCATCAATCGCTGTGTCTGATCCCAGAAACTTTAATGAGTTTGGCCCAGTTATTAAAAGAACAGACTCGCAAGGAAATTTAATTCCAGACGATGTTCTTGAAACCGCATTGAAAAGAGAAGCCGCTGAGATTGTAAAAGACACTGTACCAAACTATGCAAGGGTTCCAGAAGCGATTAAAAGATTAAGACAGTTGCCTTTTGGTAACTTCGTTGCTTTCCCCGCAGAAATAATAAGAACCAGTGGCAACATACTAAATCGAGCAGCCAAAGAATTGGCTAGTGAATCTCCTGAGATACGATCAATAGGAATGAAGAGATTGGTCGGTTCTATTTCAGTTAACGCTGCAATACCAGCGACTCTTTACACAGGGGGTTTGTTATTGTCAGGCGCTACTGATGATCAAGTGCAAGCCTATAAGAGATCCGCTGCCTATGAGTGGGACAGAAACTCTACGCTAATACCAATAGCCACTGACAAAGATGGAAAGATTACAGACTTGTATAATTTTTCTTACACCAATCCATATGACTATCTAGCAAGACCATTCAAGGCTGTGTATAACGCTGTGCAAAATGGTATTACCAGTGAAAAAGATTTAAGCGAGATTGCTTTTGACGCAAGCTTTGGAGAGAGCGGAGCGTTTTATGAATACTTCGCACCCTTCATGGATGAATCAATCATCACAGAAAAGATGTTTGATATTGCAAGAAACAAAACAAGTTTTGGCGCTGACATATGGCTTGAAACAGATCCTTTAGGATTGAAGATGGCTAAGTCATTCGCGCATCTTTCAGACGGCATAATGCCTGGCATAAGCCCTGTTGACATAAAAGCTGATGTTGCTTCACCAACTTACCTGGATTTAACTGCTAGAGGATTTCCGAAAGCAATTGGCTCTGTGCTGGGGGTTGATCCAACACAAACAGTTGGTAGACAAGGATATCAAATTGATCCAGCACAAGAGTTTGCCGAAGCATTGACTGGAGTGAAGAGTCTTAAACCAAGGCTGGATAGGGTTTTGTATTATCGAGGGCTTGAAGCGGCAAGAGAAGTACGAGATGCCGCAAGAATATTTAACCAAGTAGCCAAGACCAGGGGAAGCAAAAGTGCAGAGGATATTACCAAAGCATATATCACTGCAAACGAACAACGATTTAAGGCGCTTCGTGATTTAAACATGGCAGTTGAAGATGCTAAAACTCTTGGCTTAACAACAGCTGAAATATTTAAACCATTGAAAGAAGCGAAGACTCCAAACCTGAATTACTTACTTGCAGGTCGGTTCAACGCATTCTTCCCAAGTTCAGAAACAATAGCGTTTGCGATACGAAGTGATGAGGACAAGCTTGCGAATCCGTTCAACATGGGTGACATAGGTTCCGCTTACGCAGATTTTCAGGGCAGGAGATTTAGACCTGAAGCAGCGGTAGAGCAAGAAGCTCAACCTGCTCCACCTCCTCAGCCAGTTCAGGCTCCAGTTGATATCACTCCTCCAGAGCCAACTCAGCAACAACCTCAATCTTTATTGGGAACTGGTACACAAGCACTAAGAGACTTAGAATTAAGAAAACTCTTAGGCGTACAGTAATTGATTCCGAAACGAGCCAAGAAAAAGAAAAGCAAATACTTTGCGGTCAAGACTGAATACGATGGGATCACTTTTGATTCCAAGCTTGAGGCCGCTCGATACAAGATACTGAAAGAACGCCAGGATAAAAACGAGATATCAGATCTTGAGGTGCAGATAGACTTCCCTTGCGCAATCACAGTAGA